CCACGTATCATTTATCCCGATGAGTTCTCCCAGGTCAGTGCTATATCTTTTGTCACGTCAAGATATTGGTACTTCAATCGCCCCACTAGGAATAGCATTGATTGATTCTATTTTGCTCGTGTTCACAAGACCTAATCGTGACACTATTATTTTCGCATACCAATTAGCTTTTATGTAAAAGCAAAATCTTTCTGTATCAACTGTATAATACATATTAATGTTACTAATTTTGGTTCCGTTTATCAATTTACAAAAGACTTTATTTGCATTCCATCTAATCATAGACACTGCGACTGAGAACGAGTCTCCACCAACATTTGTAACACTAATTACAGACTCATTTATTGATCCGGCATTTGGCATAAATACACTAATCTTACAATATTGATTATTATCTTTAGATAATTCTAAAGGTACCATACCGGAACTCATCAACCCGCTTTTATTTGATGTTGCATTCCCAATCAGTTCTCCCAGAAGTGGGGAAATTATATCACCACTGTTGTGATTCGTGCCCAAGATTTCCATTCTCCCCAATGAATACGTATAAAAATAGAATTAGTATAATCGCAACAGATTTGCAATATATTCCCATTAGCTGTTTTAAAAACTAATAAAATCCCCCCTCTATACACTGATGGTCCATTAATAAAGCCCGTATCAGAAAATACCCACACACCTGAAATCGTATAATCATTAAAGTCTAATGTATTGCCCTTGCTTCTTTCAAGGAAACCATTTTTAGACATTAATCCATCCTTATTGGCTGTTACTGTGCCGATAAGTTCTCCCAGCTCTCGTTTCGAATAGATTTTATGTCAATTATTACTGTGAATTATTATCTTAGGATCTTCCCAAGTTGAAACGTCTGGATAATTCCTTTTTCTAAATATTAATGTTCCGTCTATTGCTATTCCGAAGATGAAAACAACATCTTCTAATTGTTTTATAACCAATCCTTGAACGACATTACCATAGAATCCTTCTCCAGCAAAAGCATTGAAATCGGAAACGAAAGGTTGAATTGTTTTTATAGGCATTTCATTTACAAAATCCGTAAATTCACTCCATGAAGAAAACGATTTTGTTCCCTTCGGATTTCCCAAAAGTTCTCCCAGGTCGGAATTGTGATAAAAATTATGTTATAATTATATTACCCCATTCTTGCCAGCGATCATTTTCTGTATCATATCGTCTGATAAATAATTTACGACTACTTATATCAACGATAATTTGAATAATATAATACCCAGATGAAAATATAAGCAGTTGTGCCCAAGATGTAGGAACATTGTTCCCTTCAACATTGAACAATGAATAGGCACCTGCATTTTTAAAATCATCCAAATTAATTTCACCTCTAATGTAACCTCGATTCCTGAACCAAGTTTCATTTATTCCAATCAGTTCTCCCAGGACTTTCGCGGCAGCCGAAGAAGATGTCAAAGTTGGGTTCTTGGAACCGTCCAAAGTACGGAGCCAAGAGAAGGTGTCGGACTGGGGCAACTGGTCCTCAAACTCATCTGTTCCGGCTGCCGCAGCGGCAGCAAATGTTGATATTTCTGATGCAGCGGAAACAATCCGTGCGGAAACTAATTCTGTCATCTCATCGACGGTCACCTGTCGTTCGTTGCCGTTTTTATCCACAGCTTTAAAGCCAACTATATTTTCTAAATTCAAATCACTCATAATATCCAAATTTTATAAAGTTCTTATATAAGTTTTCCACGCTTTTGAAGTGCCGCCAATCGATTTGTACAGCTTCTTCCTGCCACCTTTTATCTTGTACCGGGAAAGGTTGCTTCCGTCGTAGTTCACGGGATAATCCAAATTGCCCTCGTTGGCATACGCCTCCATTTCGTATGAGATGGTATAATATGCCGAACTCGCAGGATGGCAGATAGGGTTTCCCTTAACCCACTCGACAAAATACCGCCAGTAGTATTTTACCCATGAGCCGATAACCTGTGCCTGACGCAAGTGTATGGTTTCGTGCGTCAAGCTTTCCTTACCCGCATAGGTCTGCATATACCTATCTATGTTCTCCTTGTTCTCGGCACGGTATATCATCCGTCCGCACCACATCATGAAACGGTATCTCTTGAAAGGATAATGCTTCATGGGAAGCAGCTCAGGAGTATCAAAATCACCCGGCTTGCTTGAGAACAGCATCTTGATTAATTGCCATAATTCTTTCATACTACTCCTTCTTTTTATCCAGATAATCATTCAGTGAGTCCGCCAGCAGACCGGGCAGCATGGAGGTGGAGCGTCTTATGATATCCACCTCCTCTTCGTCAAGTTCCACACCATCTACAGTCGACTTGAAGATTTTCTCCGCAAGGAGATGCGCCTTCAAGCCCGCTACGTTCTTATATATCCAGTCACCGAAGGCCTCAGTGATGTTACTGGCTATAAGCTTTTCTTTTTTAATCCCATCATAAATAGGGAATTGTGCAAAATTTATTCTCATACTTTATATTTAAATTATCCGCAATAAAACATAACCCAATAATTACCCATACACTTAATGAAGCCGGATGCAAAATCCAAATCAATATAAGACACCTCCTGTCCTCCGGGAGCAGGCAGGATCCGTCCTCCTGTCAATCTTACTCCGCCGCTCATACGTTTGAAGTATATAGTATGTCCCGGAACATCCGGAGGAAGCGTCACTTCTATATTGTCTCTATTAATAAACATCACATTATCATCGTTGTTGTTCAATGAAGCTTTGACAGAGATATTCCTCCAGTTGCCAACTATGCCACGAAGAGAAACATAGCTGTCATTGTTCGGATGAAGGAAAATGTTACCTCCCTCCACGAATAGAGGAATGCTCGGAGTCTTGATGTGCATCCCGATCATGGCATTTGGACTCTGTATGTCAATTCCAGCATCATACTTAATCCCTTCAATGGTGACAAACTGCGTGTTTCCCCCGATTCTTACGTTTGCAAATGTCCTTTCGTTATAAAACTCAATTTGTCCGGCAGACAAATTGAAACCGACGTATTTATTTGTTTCATTTTCATAAAGGATCTTTGAGGACAATATTCCCGAAGCGATGGAGAACGGACCGATACGTCCTTTATCCGCTGTGATTGTTCCTGTAATCTCTGCATTCTTACATTTAAAATACCCGGTTACGCCGTTGATAAGAAGAGTTTCACCTTTGTCATTAAAAGATTTGAGAACCTTGTCTTTGAACATGAAGCCGGCTACATTCGCACCATCGGCAAACAGGGTGTCAGTGGCGATATTCACAAACTTCTGCATAGCTTCCCAATTGGAATCACCGTTGACAGATGTGGGTGCAGCGGTAACGGAAGCGCCGTAATTTTTTACAAGGAAATTATAATAAACTCCCCCTATCAGATATATGACCTTATCCCGGTAATCCGCATTCCAGACGTAAGTCTGTCCGGAAGCCCATACGCCTCTGTCACGGGGAAACGCCCCTGTTGCTCCTGTCGCTCCTATGGAACCATCATTTGCAACACCCACCCCTTTTTCAGCGACAAAATTATTATTCCATGCGTTTGCGTCCGACGCGGATTTATAAGCCCGGACGGCAAACTGGGTGTATCCGGCTGTCGCTGGAACGGATATCTGATTGCTTAGGGTAGCACCTACGTGAGCCAGCCAGCTTCCGTTGTATTTGCGGGCTGCCAGATAAAGCGTGCTGCACGTGCTTACATTGCCTGCCACATTCTGTTTGCAAGTGACAAGGAATCCAGACGGGGATGGCGTGCCTGTTGAAGTGAAGTTGATCACGCTGACAGGACTGTCCAGCCAGTAGGATGCCGACGGTCCGACGGGGGCAACCATCTCCTGCCAGTCCGCATGTACCGTCCGGTTCGCAGATCTGCCGGCGAGGATGTATCCGCCGTCTCTTTTCCTGCGGAGTCTGCCGTTTCTGAACTTGGCGATTTTAATCGGAGGGTTGGAGGTTTCAACCTTGCTTAAGTAAGATCCTCCGGCAAACGATACTGTACTGTTCTTGGCATACGGAGTATTGGCGGATTCCCAATGACCGGCTGCTGTGATGCTCTCACCATCCTTTCCGTCACTGCCGTCCACAACCATCGGGACAGTTTCGACATCAACCGCCTGACCGTTCACGTAGAACACGAACTTCAAGCTACTGGTAAAATTACCGGAAGCCACCCCGACACCATCACCGATGGGAACCTCGGCCGCACCGTCACGACTGTACTTTAACTCCCCGTCCGTTGTGGCCGTAGTGACTGCACCGACTGTCTTCATACGCCGACAGGATACCGAAGCTACACTGTAACCGCCGTTCTTGTTCTTGCTGACCATCGTGACCGAAGTGACAAGGCTATAAATTACCGCATCGGAACCGTCCGCCCCGCCACGGACACCGGTTATCTTGAAAGTCAGTTCACGGGTATAGAGCTGCCCGTTCTTCATTGCAGCCAGTGTGATG